CGTATGTTTGTAGCCCCTAAAGGAAAACTTATATTACAACTAGATTATTCTCAGGCTGAACTTAGAGTTCTTGCTTATCAAGCAAAAGAGAATACAATGATTGAATGGTTTTCTGAAGGTAAAGATATACATTTAGCAGTAGCTTGTAAAAAATTTGGGGGGGATTATGATGAGGTTAAAGAAATTTTGGCTGATGAAAATCATAAAGAGTTTATTAAATGGAAAAAAAGAAGAAAGAAAGCTAAGACTACTAATTTTGGTATAGTCTATGAGCAAAGTGCTAGAAAACTTGCGCAAACTCTTTCTGATGAAGGTATCCCAACTTCTTTATATGAAGCTGAAGAATTTTTAAAAGAATGGTTTGCTGATTTCCCAAGAGTAAAAAGATATATTAAAGTTCAGCATAAATTTGCTGAAGAACATGGTTATGTTTATAGTTTATTTGGAAGAAAACGAAGACTCCTTAATGTTAGTTCAAGTAATTGGGGACAAAAATCAGAAGCTTTACGACAAGCAGTTAATGCTCCAATCCAAGGAACGGCTTCGGATTTTGCTTTATTTAGTTCAATACTTATAAGAGAACATATTATTAGACAGTCGTTACCATTATCGCTTGAACAAGTAGGGACAGTTCATGATTCTTTAAAATTTTATATTGATCCTATAGATATTCATGAAGCTGTTCCTAAATTATATAGTATATGTCGTAATCCTGAAACTAAAACATGGTTTAATTTTGAAGTTAAGGGAATAGAAATGAAGGTAGATTTTGAAATTGGGAAAAATTGGGGGGAATTATTTAAGTATGATCCACAAGAAAATTACTTGACATGGGTTACTTAATGTACTATTAATATAAAATGGATATCATGAATAAGGGTGAAATAATTAAATATGCTAGATTATCGAACTTGATGAATATATCGATTTTTTTCGGTGATGAAACTTTTAAATTTAATTTAAATTCAGAGGTAGTTGTTAATGAAAATAAGATAAATCAAGAGATACAGGACCAGCCTTCAGCTTATGCTTTTTTGGGTATGCTGTATAAAAAGTTAGTCAGAAAAGCACAGGATAAGAAAAGGGAGATGGAAAAAACTTATGGGATTATGTTTATTAAATTTAAAAGTCAAACTGATCTTCAAACAAATCGTCCTACTGCTAATGATTTAGCTAAAGAACAAGCAATCGTATCTTCAAGATATCAGAAGGCTGTTATAGAATATATAGAAGCTCAACATGAGTCTGAGATTTTAGAAGTATGTGTTAAATCATTTGAACAAAGGTCTTCATTAATACAAACACTTTCGGCTAATATACGTAAAAATAATTAACTATGGTAAAAGAAAATTTAAAAGAGAGATTAAGAAAAAAGAAACTAGAACTAAAGGCCAAAAGCCAACAGGGAGCTATCTTTTTTCAAAAACCTGATACTACAATTCGGGTAAGGATTTTAAATATGGGAGAAGAAGAGGAATTTGTAAAAGAAGTAATTCAATTTTATCTTGGTCCAGATTTAAAGGGAGTAATATCTCCTGCAACTTATGGTATGCCTTGTGGTATTATGGAATCGTATGATGAATTAAAAAATTCAGAAAATGATGATGACAAGGAACTTGCTGGTAAGTTTTTTCCACGTAATAGGTATCTCGCATTTTGTTTATTTTATAAGGATGAGAGGGGGAAAGAAATTGATGAGCAATTATCTCCGAAATTTTTATTAGTTACTGGTGGAGTATATCAAGAAATTCTTGATCTTTATCTTGATGAATCAGATTGGGGAGATATGACTGATCCAGTAAATGGGTATGATATAAAAATTAAAAGGATTGGTTCTGGAAAAATGGATACAGAATATACAGTTATGTCCTGTAAAAATACTCCTGTATCAAAAGCATTTAGTGGCCCATATAATTTGGATGAAGAGATCAAAAAAATCTTGCCTACCTATGAGAAAACAAAAGAAATGATTGAACAATTCTTAGGGTTAGACCCAGAGGATGAAGGGAATGGGGGAAAGAGAAAGAAAAGGGTAAAAAAGGGAATTAAAAAGATAATTAAAAAGAAAACTAGCGATCTCGATGAGTAATACTAAGAAAGTATATTCTGATTCAGAACTGGAAAAAAAATATAGGGGTTCTGGATTAGCGAGTAAGATTTCTGTAATGCCAGAAGATGCTCTCTGGTTACCCTCACGTCATTTATATTTAAATTATACTATGGGTGGGGGAATACCTTATGGGAAAATTTGTGAGATATTTGGAGGAGAGAGTTCTGGTAAATCTTTAGTGGCTATGGATTTTGGATATTCTGCTCAGTATTTGGGTGGTATACTTTTATGGAATGATGCAGAACAAGCATTTGATCCTGGATGGGCTATAAAAAATGGGCTAGATTTAGAAAAAATAATAGTTTATAATGAAACATCTATTGAATTAATATCAGATTGGTCTGCTGATATGGCAGTAACTTGGAGATCGAGATTAAAAAATAATGAGCCTATAGTAATAGTAACAGATTCCATAGCTGCTCTGGATTGTAATGATAATATTAATTCTGTACAGTCAGATGCTAAAGCTGAAATGGGGAATCGAGCTAAAGCATTCTATAGATATATCAGGACTCGTAACCAATTATTTGCTGATTTAGGTATAATAGTTATTTTTATTAACCAGCTTAGAAAAAGAATAGGGGTTACTAGTTATGAGGATCCAGATACTACTCCTGGTGGAGAGGCAATGAAATTTTTTGCTCATCAAAGATTGGCTTTTTTTAGGAAAAAACAAATAACACAAGGGGAAAGGGAGAATAGGATATGGTTGGGTAATGAGGTATCTGTTAGGATGAAGAAAAATAAAGTTGCTCCTCCGAGACCTACTTTTACTACTGAGATATATTTTAATGCTGAATATGGTAGGGTGGGTTTTGATAGATATGGGAATTTGGTAGAGTTAATGGAAAACACGGGGGTTGTGGAAAGAACTAGTGGATCAAGTATATATAAATACCGGGGAGAAAATATTGCTAATGGAAAAGAAAACTTTCAAGAATTACTTGAATCAGATAAGGAGTTAAGGTCTAAATTTATTCGTCGAGCTAAGGTGAACACATTATCTCAAACTCAAAGGAAAATAGAAAAACTTAATTCAATGGGAATAAATCGTTATCCAGTTCTTATTAAAAAATCAGTAAGAAAAAATTCAAAAAGGACAGAGAAAGATAACATGGAAAAATGATGAATAATAGGTTAGTCATATTCGATGGTAATCATTTAGCGTATCGAGCTTATTATAAATTTATGAATTTACAAACATTGGATGGAGCTAAGACTGGGGTAATTTATGGTATGCCTTATATAACAGAAAGTTTGATTAGACGATTAAGTCCAGATAAAGTTGTCGTAGTTTTTGACGGTGGTAGAAGCCTTTTTAGAATAGGGCTTTTGCCTTCTTATAAAGAAAGGGATAAGAAACTTGGATTTGATGTGGAAGACTTTTTTAGACAAAAAGATATGGGTAGAGAAATTTTTATGGCTCTGGGATTATTAATCGCTTATCAAAAAAATATGGAAGCCGATGATCTTATAGCTATGATAACCCGTAGATATTCTCAAAAGGAATGGGATGTAATAATAGTTTCGGGTGACAAAGATTTTAACCAACTTATATCATATCCTGAACCGGGTTTGCATGGGGAAATTACAATCTATAATACCGGAAAGGGAAAAGAGATTGGGTATACTACTTTACCTAAATTGGTGGGGTATACTGTTGAACAAACAGTAGATTATCTGGCTATCACTGGGGATAAATCAGATAAGATAAGTGGGTACCCAGGAATAGGTCCAAAAAGGGCTTTAGATTTATTAAATAAATATGGTAGTGTTAAAAATTTTCTTAAGTCTGGAGATAAGTTTGGGAAAATAGATAAAGAAAAACTTAAGGGAATTTGGAAATTAAATAAACAATTAATAGATTTAAAATTTTTTTACAGAAAATTTTTAATGGGAGAAAAGATTCCTTGGATTAATCCTGTTGAGAAATTTGATGAAGATAAATTAAAAAAAATATGTAGTACCTATGAAATTAATTCATTTCTAAAACCCCAATTTATAAAAACCTTTAAAAATTTAAAACATGCATAAAAGAATAATGATAACTGGAGCTAGCGGCGTGGGTAAAA